CCGGAGGATTATAACACGTGGCTAGTTTAGATGTTTCCGATGTCACGATCTGCCCGGAATTCAGCGACACCTTCCAGCTGATGCGCCGGCAGGAAATGATCAGCTCGCACGGGCGCACCACCGTCAGCGTACAGCAGACGCAGAATATCCTTGGGACGCTCTACCCAACTGGCGACAATTCTTTGGTGCGGCAAGAAGATTTCCAGCACGGCCAGGAAACGCTGACCATCGCGACTCCGTTCCGGCTGCGCATCGGCAGCCCAGGGTATCAACCGGATTACATCGCATTTCGCGGCGACTTGTACATGGTCCGTTCGGTCCAGGATTATACTCAATATGGTGCCGGGTTTGTCGTTGCAGAGTGTAGTTCGATTCGGAGCGTGGACACGGCACCGCAATGACGCAAGCCGCGAACAGCTCGCAGCAGGGTTATATTCAGCCCGGCAGCGGCTCGCCATTTTCGTTCGACGAGTCCGAGCTCGGTTTTGACCAGGGCTATCTCGACGGCGGCATGCCGCTCGAGGACGACGCCCTCGATGATTTCTTTCAAGCGATGGTCGTCGGCATCACCGGGCTCGACCCCACGATGACGCGCCCGCGCTGGCAGGAAGATCCGGGAAACCTGCCCGATTATGGCACCGACTGGTGTGCGCTTGCGGTCGTCGACCGGGTCGCCGCGGCTTATCCGACGTGGATCGGTCATCTCGACCAGGGCGACGGCTCGGACGAGCTCCACCGCACCGAGGAGCTGACGATCCTGGTGACGTTTTACGGCCCGCATTGCAGCGGCTACGCCACCAAGCTGCGCGACGGGCTGCAGATCGGGCAGAACCGCGAGGTGCTGCTGCTCAACAACATGGGCCTGGTCGAGACCGGTGATCTGCGGCGCGTCCCGGAGTTGATCAAGAACCGCTGGACCGACCGCGCCGATCTCAACGTCATGATCCGGCGCCAAGTCAAGCGGGTCTACCCGGTGCTTAGCCTGCTGTCGGCGCACGGCAGGATCACCACCGACACGGGCGTGCAAACCGACTTTGATACGGCGCAGGCAGTTGCTTCCGGCAGTTTCAGCCTCGACCACTCGGTGCTCGACGGTCCAGACACGATCAGCTAAAGGGGATTCTCAGTAATGGCACAATCATCCCAGGGTTTGCCGATCAGCCGGCTGATCAACGTCACGGTCGCGCTGACCCCGCCGGCTGTCCCGTTCGCCAATTTCGACACGTTGCTTATCATCGGGTCGAGCCCTGTCATCGACGGCCAGCAGCGCATCCGCTCCTACAACAGCTTGAACGCGGTGGGGATCGATTTCACCACTGCCGCGCCAGAATACGTGGCCGCCTCGAGGTTTTTCGCGCAGAACCCGCAACCCTCGCAGCTCTATATCGGCCGCTGGCTACAGACGGCGAGCGCGGGGCAGCTGTTCTGCGGGCCGCTGACCGTTGCCCAGCAGGCGATGTCGCTTTGGACGGCGATCACCACCGGCAGCTTCACCATCACCTTCGACGGCGGCACCGCGATCCCGATAACCGCGTTGAGCTTTGTCGGCCTCGCCAATCTGAACGCCGTGGCCGGCCACATCCAGACCGCTCTGCAGGTCGCTCACCCATTGGTGACGTGCATCTGGAATGGCCAACAGTTCGTCTTCACCTCATCGACCACAGGCATAACCTCAAGCGTTAGCTATCTCACGCCCGAAGGCACCGGCACCGACATCTCGGGCCAACTTCAAGGTACGGCGGTATTGGCCCAGCGCAATGTTCCGGGCTACGCCAGCGAGCACCCGCTCGATGCGGTGATCGCGCTCGACAACACGATCTATTGGTATTCAATGATGTTTGCGACATCGCCGTCGATCACGGACGCCGATCACGAGGCGATCGCGGGCTACATCGAGGGCGCCGCGAACAAGCATCTCTATGGCATCACCACCAACGAGCCGGCGGCGCTGACCGCGACCGACACGACGTCGATCGGCTATGTGCTCAGCAACGCCGACTACAACCGGACGGCGGTGCAGTATTCCTCGACCAATCCCTACGCAATCGCCTCGCTGTTCGGGCGCGGCTGCACGGTCGACTATTCCGGAACCAACACGACGATCACCTTCATGTGGAAACAGGAGCCGACCGTTACCCCGGAGATCCTCGGATCGAGCGCGGCAGATGCGCTTAACTCGAACAACTACAATTATCTGGCGCAGTTCAATAACAACACAGCGATCATCGTCAACGGCCAGGTTGCCTCGGGCTTTTACATCGACGAGATCTGGGGCGTGGATTGGCTCGCCAACCAGGTCCAGATCGATCTCTACAATCTGCTGTACCAGACCCCCAAGGTGCCGCAGACCGATCCCGGCATCCATCTGTTGGTGACGACCACCGAGAACGCGCTGACCCAAGGTGTCACCAACGGTTTGCTGGCGCCGGGCGTGTGGCAGACGCAAGGGTTTGGCGCACTGAACCAGGGGGATTGGGTCGGCAAGGGATTTTATGTTTACGCGCAATCGGTGGCATTGCAGCCGCCGGCCGATCGGCATGCGCGGAAAAGTCCGCTAATCCAGGTGGCCGCGAAATTGGCGGGGGCAGTTCACACGGTCGACGTGTTTATCACGGTCAACGAATAGGAGGGTAGCTCCGTGGCAAGCGTTCCGACTTATTCTTTTCAAAACACCATGTGCGCGATTGTCGGGCCGGGCGGCTCGTTCAATCTGGGCACCGGCGCCGGGGTTGCCGAGGAGGGCATCACCGTGACGATGGTCGAGGACAAGGCTACGATGACCGTCGGTGCCGATGGTTTTGTGATGTATTCGCTGCATGCCGGCAAATCGGGCACCTTCACGATCCGCCTGCAGAAGACCTCGCCGACCAACCAGATGCTCGCCCAGCTGTATGCGGCGCAGAGCGTGACGTCGGCGCTCTACGGGCAGAACACGATCACGATCAACGATCCGGTACGCGGCGACAACATCACCGGGCAGCAGTGCGGCTTCAGCCGCCTGCCGACCGTCACCTACGCCAAGGAGGGCGGCATGATCGAATGGGCCTTCCACGTCGGCGTGGTCGACATGGTGCTCGGCAGCGGCAACCTGCTGCAGTGATCGGTGCGGGGCGCGCTCATGATTAGATAGCACGGAATTGACCATTCTTCACAAGCACTCGGCCGGTGCAGACCGGGCAATTGAAGGCTGTCGCGCCGTGCTCTCCAGCAGTAATGCTGATCACCTCGTCGCATCGTGGGCATGCTCCCGCCCATAGGCCACGACGCGGCATAGAAGTGATCGATGATATGGAGCCAATACCGATGAGTAAGCCGATAATCGGATGGATTAGGACTAGGGCGAGCGCTAATCCTATGCCGCAGATGGCGAAACCGAGCCGAACAACGCCCCCGAACATTGTGTCAATCGGCCCACCTTGGCGCGGAATGCCGTCCTTGATGTAATTCCAGCGTTGGAATTCAGCTTGGCTTGACATCGCTGGGCTGATGACCGTGTGGGTATTGAGCATCGGGGGGTTCCTTTCGTGTGGGACGTTCCAGCGTCCCGCTCCCTCAAGATAAAGCATTAAATGCACGCTTACAAGGGATGCGGCCATGAGCGAGGTCGAGGTCGAATGCTGGGGCTTTTATCTCGGGGTGTAGAGCGGAGGGGGCGCTTCCTCGAGCCAACGATGAAGCGCGGGGCTCACTTCACACCCCGGCGGGTTTTCAAACATACGGGCCGTTTTGTCGCCGAGGGACCAGTGAACCGGACAGCCGCTTCGTGCAAGCACGACTTTGCCTTTGAGGATGCGCTGTTCCGCTGGCGGTAGTGTTCTCGCGATTGCTACGAATTCTTGCTGTTCCAGGCACCAAGCGGGATTTTCGGTCGCGATGCCGCCGGTTGCGAAATCTAAATGCGGCCAGTCGCAGCCGCCGAGGCGCGGCGGGGGCGGCCTGGTGTGCTCAGCGTAGGCTCCGGTGTGATTGGCCATGGCACGGGCGACGTTGGCAGCATCCTCTGCCTCACGCTGCACACACCATGCGTAACGGTCTTGGCCTCGGAGCCAGGCACAATCGGCGTGCGCCGCGCCGGTCGACAGCGCGAGAGCGAGGGCGGTGCCGGCGAGCAGGGTCGAGATCTTCATCGGAGGGTTCCTTTCGTGTGGGGACGTTCCAGCGTCCACAGCTTACACATATGCATTTAATGCGTTGTTACAAGAGGGCCACCGGGCATGAGCGAAGTCACGTTTGGCGAGATCAGCTATCGGATTGACCGCATTAACGCGCTCGACGCGTTTGACATCGCCGTGCGGCTCGGCCCGATGGCATTGACCTTGTCTCAGGAGCTCCGTGCCGGGGTGACAAAAGTCGACGGCGCCCGAATGATCTATAGCATCGTCAGCGGGGTGGCGGCGCAAATTGCCAAGCCCGATTGGGATTACATCAAGATGGTCTGCCTGGCGGCCGTGCATCGCCGCGACCCGGCGAACGGCCTGTGGTTCCCGTTGGCCGCCAACGGTCGGCTGATGTATGAGAACGGGCTCGATGTTGGCACGTTGATGGAATTGATCGAGCGTGTCCTCGAGGAGAACCTGCAAAGTTTTTTCGCCAATATCCGCAGCGGTTCCGCCGCAACGGACGAGCCGACGAGCGTGGCCCTCTCGTCGAACTCGTGAGTATGTCGACCCGGCGGGACTGGCTGCTGCGGCCGGTACGGCAGGGCATGTGCCGCTATGAGTCGCTGGTCGACGGGACGCTCGGTCTCGATGCCATTGCCGACATGAACGAAGCGCTCGACGTCGCCGACGAAAACCAAGCCCGCTACGAACGGGTCGCACAGCAGCGGGATGAGCCATGGCCGCTACCACGATAGCCGAATTCCTTGTCGGCCTCGGCTTTGACGTACGTGAGGACCAGCTCCGGCGGTTCCGGGTCGGGATCGACACCGCGCGCCGGGAGACCCTTGAGCTCAGCAAGGTTGTCGGCCTCGCAGGGATCGCCGTCGCCAAAACGGTCAAGGAAATCAGCGATCAGTTCGAGGCCCTCTACTTCGCCTCGCAGCGCACCGGCGCCACGGCACAACAGCTGCAGAACCTGGCCTTTGCCGCCGGACAGACCGGCACAGGGGTCGATGTCGTCAATAGTTCGCTGGAACAGCTCGACAAGCTCTTACACCGGTCGCCGGTCTCCTGGACTGCGACCATCAAAGCCATCACCCACTACACCGGCGAGATCACCACTTCCAAGCAAGCCTTCGATCTCCTGATCAAGCATTTTCATGATTTGGCCGCCGCCGGAAAGGAGTGGCAGGGCCAGATGGAGGCGGCTCGGCTGGGTCTTAATTACGATGCGTTGCGCCCGTATATCCGCGGTTGGGAAGACGCCACCAAAGCGGAAAAGGAGCACGCTGAACGGTTTGATGACTTAAACAAAAAGTTTCCTCAGTTCGCCAAGGATGCCCATGAGATGGAGAATGCTTGGCGCAACATGCTCGACGCCATCGGTTATTGGCCAAAAGCCTTTGAGATGCACTTTGTCAAACCGGTCACCGAGGGCATCAAAGCGATCACCGCGCAGATCGATGAGTTGCGCAAGAAATTCGAAGGTCTCTCCGACATCCAGCAAAAGGAGGTTCTCGGCGCCGGTGCGGCAGTTGCTGGCGTCGGGGCCGCGAAGGCGGCCCAATGGACTTTAGGCGGAATCCGCAGATTGTTTGGGGGCGGCGCTGGGGCAGCTCCCCCAGCCGGAGCAGCTCCCCCAGCCGGAGCAGCTCCCGCAGGTGTTCCGGCGGGGTCTGCTGTCCCGCAGGTGGGGGCCGGCCTCGCGCGCGTCCTGCTGCGCTGGTTGGGGCTGCCGGCCTTGGTCGTTGCCGGCATCGAGGCGGCCGAGCGTGGCGGTGATATCGGCCCCGAGAACGGGCCCGGCCAAGACGCACTTGATCGGCTTCTGCGGCGCCGAAGACGCGAGCCAGCGGCGCCAGCACCAACACCGCCAACACCGCCATCAGTGCTCAGGAAACCTAGAGGAGACCCGAGCGCGCTGCCACCGGGCGGCGGCGGGCTCGATCTGCCGCACTTCCAGCAGGGCGGCATCGTCGCCCAGGTCCATCCGGGCGAAATGGTGCTGCCGCCCGACATCAGCCGCGGGTTTCAAACCCTCTTCGCCGCCGGTGGCGATCGTTCGGCCAGCAGTAAATTCGAGGACTGGTTGAGCGGCTCCAGCAGTCTCATCCCAAGGGTCAAGCTCGACACCGATACCCTCGACAAACTCGGCGATCAATTCGCAGGCGGTGGCCCAGGCGGCGCTGCGGGCGGCGGTGGTCGCCGAGGTGGCGCAGAGGCTGATGGCGGTGATGTTGCCATGCCCGGTGACCCCAATCTCACCGGCAGTGCGTTTCTCAAATCGCAGCGCGCCAGGTTTGGCGAGGAATTGCAGAAAAACCCTGACTTGAAACGGCACCTCGCAGCCTTGGTGGATTTGGAGAACCCTGCTGCCGGAACGCAGGTGGTCGAGAGCTTGTTCAATCGCATGGCGATGACCGGCAGCACGATCGCAAGCGGTATCGGCGGCGGCGCCGCGAGTTTTTACGGGCCGGTGCGCAGAGGCTCGGTCGACCCGCGCCTACAGAGTTTGCTGCACGATCCCAGAAGATTGGGAGCGCGCATGCGACAGATCGATGAAGCCCTGGCAGGGAGCAATCTGATCAAGGGCTATACCGATCAGGGCAGCAAAGGCGACCCGAATTATGAAACGGGCGGGACCGGGATCAATGTAGCCGGCGAACGGTTCAATCTTTGGGGCGGCTACAAGAGCCGCGAATTCGCTGAAAAATGGCGGCAGCGGCAACAGGCAGCAGTCGCAGGCCAGGGCAGCTTTCTGATTCACCCAGACATCGCCGGCAATGCGCCGCAACCGGCTGCGACTGGCGGGCAGACGATCACTCCTGAAACCAACCGACCGCCGTGGGAGCGCCATCTTGAGGCCCTGTCGAGCCCAACCACCCCAAGTGAAGTGCATCATCATCAGGGCGACCGCACCGCACACGTCAATCACACCACCAACATCAGTCTGAACGGCGGCAGCGGGGGCGAGATGCTGCCGCTGCTCGGCCATATGATGCGGCGCCGTGACGCCGACATTGTGCGCAACCTATCGGGGGTGATGCGATGAGCGGCTTTCGTGGAGTACCCAGCACCAGGGAAGATTTCACGACACCGCTTCCCGATGTCCAGGTCAGGGCCACGCCGATTGATCCAACCCCCGCTGTGATAGTCCCGAAGGGGCGATCGATCATTCCGATGGGGCAGGCGGCAATAACCGCCACAGCATGGATCGAGGAGCAGCACCGCGATGAGCTTGTCATCACGGAGCATCCCGTGGAGACTGGTGCCGCTGTCAGCGACCACGCCTACAAGCGGCCGGCGGAATGCACGATTCGTGTCGGTTGGGCGCCCGGCGGCCCGAACAATTTCGACATCCTCGCGATCTATGATCAGCTGCGAAAACTGCAAGCCGACCGGATTTTGTTCGATCTCTATACCGGCAAACAGCATTACATCAACATGCTGTTCGCGACCCTCGGGGTCGTGACCGACGAGCACAACGAAAACGTCCTGATAATCATGGGGTTGTGCAAGCAAGTTCTGCTGGTCAACACATCGACGACGACGGCGCCAACACCCTCGGCGAACCCGGCGCAGCAAGCCAATCCACAAACTACCGCCGCGCCCGCCGATAAGGGCACGGTGGTCTTGAACCAAGCACCAAATTACAACCCGGCCGGAGTCGGTGTAGCCGGGATTCAGGGCCTGCCGGGCTCGCCAAGCGGGCCGAGCGTGCCGGCGCCTGGCGGGTGATCCGGTGGATTATCAGCACTCGTACACGACCGACCAATGGCTACGGAAATGCTCGCTGCTGCTGGTCAGTGACAACAAGGTGCTCGACCTGTCGGAATTTCGCATCCACTTCCGGGTTCGCCAGGCGGAACAAAGCCAGGGAAATTATGTCCCGAACACGGCTGAGATCCGGATCTACAATCTCGCCGACACGACCTCGGCCGGGATCTTCAAGGAATATTCCCGTGTTGTGCTTCAGGCCGGCTACCAAACCGGCAAGTTTGCCGTGATCTTCGACGGCACGATCAAGCAGTTTCGCCGCGGCCATGAAAGCGTCGTCGACGCCTTTTTGGACATCTATGCCGCTGACGGCGACACGGCGTTTAATTTTTCGATGAGCAAATTCACGTTGCCGGCCGGCTGGACCGATCAACAGAAGATCGACCGGCTTCTCGAAGACTTCAAGAAAATGGGAGTCGAACGCGGTTATATCGGAGTGGGAGGAGGGGGGACCGGCGGCGTCGATCCGCCTCATGTTCGCCCTGATGTGCAATACGGCATGTCGCGACAGGGAATGGACGAGGTCACCACCAGCATCGGCGCGACCTGGTCGATCGTCAACGGTAAGCTGAACATCGTGCCGCTAGCGGGTTACCTGCCAAACGAAGCGGTGCAGCTCAATGCCCAGACCGGGCTGATCGGCTGGCCGGAGCAAACCGAATACGGGATCTATATCCGCTGCCTGCTGAACCCGATGATCACGGTCGCCAGCCTAGTGCAGATCAACAACAAGGATATCAATCAAACGATCTCGCCGGCAGGGCAGCTACAGCCGTCGGAGAACCAGGGGCAAACCTGGACGGGATATCCATTGGCGACCGATCTGCATGCCTGGGCGACGGTGACCGACGACGGCTTTTACAAGGTTATGGTCGTCGATCATCAAGGCGATACCCGCGGCAATTCCTGGTATAGCGATCTGGTATGTCTCCAGGCGGATGTGAGCAGCCGCACCACCACCGATGTTCCGGTGCCAGTACCAGACTCGAGTAGCGGGCCAGGAATGGGCTGATTGGGGGAGACGGGAAATGCTACGCGAGGAACGTTACGAGGAATCCGCTATTGGGATCAAGGCGGCGCAGAAAGAATTGCAGTCGCGTCTGTGGACGACTCTGCCGGTCATCGTCGAGTCCTACAATGCCGCGAACCAAACCGCGACCGTCAAATCCGCCGTCAAATCGCACAACCGGCAAATGGACGGCACTTGGGTCGACGACGAAATGACGCCGTTTACCGACGTACCGGTGAAATTTCCTTCTGCGGGCGGCTTAACGATGACTTTCCCGATCAAGGCCGGCGACGAGGGAACCGTACATTTCGCCGCGCGCAGCATTGAAGGCTGGTGGGGGAAAGGCGGCGTTCAGGCGCAGACAGTACTGCGGCAGCACCATCTCGCCGATGGTTTTCTGGTGCTTGGCGGCCGCTCAATGCCGCGCAAGCTGGCCAACGTCTCGACCGAGACGGTTCAGGTGAGGACCGACGACGGCAAACACTTCATCGAACTGACCGCCGATGGGGTAGTCAACGTCATAGCGACGACGGTGCGCATCGTCGCCCCGACAAAGATCCGTTTCGAGACGCCGCTGCTCGAAATCATCGGCGGGAAAATCACCGCCGACAAGGACATCACCTCGGGAGGCGAGATCACCGCCGCGGGTGACATCATAGCCGGCAAGCCACCGAGCAGCTCGAGTACCAGCTTTGCCGAGCCCGAACAACAGTCGGGCGGGGTTCCCAGCACTCCTGGCGCGGTGATCGGCGCCGCGCTGACCAGTGCAGAGCAAGCAATCGGAACGTGGCAAGCGATCACCAACGGGTCGTTTCAGGTTTCGATCAACAATGTCCTCCAACAAGTGACCGGGCTCAATTTCTCCGCTGTTCAAAGCCTTGCCGGTGTCGCCAATACCATCACCACCGGACTGGGCCTCGCCGGCTCGATGAACTGGAGCCCGCTCGGCCAATTCTTCGGTTTGACCAGCGCCACTGTCGGCATCAATTCGGCGGTGGGTTTTCTAAGTTCGATCCCGGGAATCGGCACCGACATTTCGAGGCTGTTGAAGATGACCCAAGACCTCGGGAGAATTGTAGCCGGGACACGCGGCTCGATTAGCTTGCTCGAACATCTGCATCAGCTGGTCAGGGCGGGCCCCAACAACACAGGCGATCCGACATAGCGATGGCCGCCTACGAGATCCCGCTCCGCGGCGGCGCACCATCGCGGCTGCGGATCTCGCTCGCGGGCGTCAGTTATGGCCTGCTGCTGACATGGTGTGTTCCGGCGCAGGTGTGGACCTTGGAGATCGACGACGTCAACGGCAACCGGCTGCTGTCGGGGGTTCCTTTAGTGACTGGAGCTGATCTTTTGGCGCAGTTCCAGTATTTGGGTATTGGCGGCATGCTCATTGCGCAGACCGACCACAATTACATGGTGCCGCCAACGTTTACTAACCTGGGTCAAACGGGGCACCTGTACTTCGTGGTGCCGTAAAATGCCCGGTCCTTACCCGTTGCCGACTCTTTCTCCGATCATAGACGCCACCGGTATTTACGCGCCGCTTTACACCGATATCCTGGAATCGCTGAAGGCGTCCTATCGCTCGATCTACGGCTCAGATACCTACCTCGAAAATGATTCTCAGGACGGTCAGCTACTCGCGATCTTGGCCAAGGCGATCTATGACGGCGGCCAGTCGATGGTCGCGACCTACAACGCTTTCTCGCCCGCCACCGCGGTCGGCGCCGGGCTCAGCAGCGTCGTCAAGATCAACGGTCTACAGCGGCAGACCTCGAGCAACTCGACGGTGCCGGTCGACATCGG